CAAGATTAAATAAAAAAATTTGGGAATTAGCAGAAGCTGCTATCCATCTTATTCCTCCACAAAATCGTCAAGAAAAAAATTATAAACCAGCTAATGTTAATGAATTCAAAATGGAGCACTCTGGCTTAATTAACGAATTTAGAAATAAAGAAGTTCTAGCTAATAACTATTTAGATATGAAGATAACTGATCCTAAAGTAGATATTCATTGGTTAATTTTATCAAGAACCAATAATATTTTAGATATGAAATATGCACAGGAAACATATAACTGGTCTCAAATTTTATCCAGTCATCATTTAACTTGGGAAAAAGTAGAAGAATCAAATGGTTTTGCTAATGGAGCTGAACGAGGAACTACACCTAATATTCCTCCGGACCAGATTCAAGCTATTGAAATTTGGTTAAATTTACAGAAAGGGGAAAAAATTCTAGGTAAAGATGTTAGAGAATTTTATAAAATTATTCCACCAGGATTTATAAGAGATAGAAAAAAAACATCCTTAATTAAAACGGATTCAATTATTCTTAAAGATGGTCAATATAAGTATGGAGATTTGAAAGAAAAATTTTATTTAGACGCAGACATTAATCAACCATGGTTTGAAATTTTAAATCTAAGACCTCGTGATAAAGCTTATTATGTTAATTATATAGAATATTTAAAAAAAGTAATTGAGAAAGGAAATCATAAAAAATCTAAACGTATTCTCTTATCCACTATACACGGAGCCAAAGGGTTAGAGTCAGCAAATACAATTTTAAATTGCGACTGGACTTATAAACCCTATAACTCTTATTGTATGGGAGGAAAGCATAGAGACGACGAGATGAGAATTTTTTACGTAGGAGTTACCAGAACAAAACACAATTTATTTCTTTATCAACCTGACTTCACTTTTGGTGAATATAAAGGAATGAAGCATAACAATTTTTGGAACAAACTAAGAGGTAAATAATGAGTGTATGGAAAAAGCAGATCGGTGGGAATCACTACAGAAAGTATAAATTGCAACCGAGTAGGTTTGTAACTGAGAACAAGTTGCTATATCCGGAAGGTTGTGTTATTAAATACGTCGTGAGACACCAGGATAAGGGAGGAAAGCAAGATTTATTAAAAGCAAAACACATGATTGATATGATCATAGAAAGAGATTATGACTGATACACCACTTTTCGCACCACAAACAGAATGGCTTCCGCCAACTAATTTTCCAGACTTAAGAGACCGTAAAGAAATTTCTATCGACTTAGAAACAAAAGATCCTCAATTAAAAACACATGGCTCAGGTTCTATTGTAGGTAGAGGATGTGTTACAGGAATCGCTGTCGCTGTTGATGGATGGAAAGGTTATTATCCAATCGCTCATGAAGGTGGAGGCAACATGGACAAAGATGTTGTTCTTAAATGGGTTAAAGATCTTTTACTAACAGACTCAGATAAAATTTTTCATAATGCCATGTACGACGTATGTTGGTTACGCGCCATGGGTTTTAAAATCAATGGTCGTATTATTGACACCATGATTGCTACTTCTTTGATCGATGAGAATCGAGGTCGCTATGATTTAAACTCAGTTTGTAAAGATTACATCCATGAATCTAAAAATGAATACGCTTTACAAGAAGCTGCCAAATCATGGGGAGTAGATCCTAAACAAGAAATGTATAAACTTCCAGCTATTTATGTAGGTGAATATGCAGAAAAAGATGCAGAATTAACCTTAAAATTATGGCAAGCCTGTAAACATGAACTTCAAACTCAGGATCTCTGGAGTATTTTTGATTTAGAAACAGCACTCACTCCTTGTTTAATTGATATGAGATTTAAAGGAGTTAGAGTTGATATTGAAGAAGCTGAACGATTAAAAAAGATGATGGGAAATGAAGAAAAAAATCTTCTCACTCAAATTAAAAAAGAAACTGGAATTGATGTACAGATTTGGGCCGCGGCCTCGATCGCCACAGTCTTTGATAAATTAAAAGAACCTTATGAAAGAACCATCAAGACTCAAGCTCCCAGCTTCACTAAAAATTTTCTAGCTAATCATACTCATCCTACCGTTAAAAAGATTGCAGAAGCTCGTGAAATAAATAAAGCTCACACCACATTTATTGATACCATCATTAAACATGTTCATAGAGGCAGAATTCATGCTGATATTAACCAGCTTCGTGGTGATAATGGGGGTACCATCACCGGACGATTTAGTTATTCGAATCCAAACCTCCAGCAAATTCCTGCACGGAACAAGGACCTCGGACCAATCATTCGTAGAATATTTATACCAGAGAAAAAACATAAGTGGGGTTGTTTTGATTACTCTCAGCAAGAGCCGCGCCTCGTAACGCATTATGCTTTACTTCAAAATTTATACGGCGTTGATAAAATGGCTGATGCTTATAAAGAAAATAACGTCGACTTTCATAAAATTGTTGCCGAGATGGCAGATATCCCAAGATCACAAGCCAAAACTATTAACTTAGGATTATTTTATGGTATGGGTAAAAATAAATTACAAGCTCAACTAGGGGTAAGTAAAGATAAAGCGGAAGAACTTTTGAGCAAGTATCATACAGAAGTTCCATTCGTTAAGCAACTACTACAATCCGTTATGCGTAGAGCCCAAGAGAGAGGTCAAATTAGAACTTTATTAGGGCGCCTTTGTCGTTTTCACTTGTGGGAACCCAATAGTTTCGGGATCCATAAGGCCATGACCCATGAAGCAGCGCTCAGGGAACACGGACCAGGGATCAAACGCGCCTACACCTACAAAGCTTTAAACAAATTAATTCAAGGAAGCGCCGCCGATATGACTAAAAAAGCTATGATTGCACTACATAAAGAAGGAATTATACCACATATTCAAGTACATGATGAGTTGGACATTTCTATAAAAGATGATAAACAAGCTAAACAAATAGTTAATATAATGGAATCTGCAGTTGAACTAGAGATACCGAATAAGGTAGACTATGAATCTGGTGACAACTGGGGTGAAATTAAATAGGAGGAACTATGGAACACATTAATAAGGTATGGGCAAAAGCTAAAGCTCATCCTAAAATTGCTGCAGCAGTCGTTATTGTTATAGCAATCGTAATTATTGCAGCATAAGGATTTTATGTGGGATGGCTTATTTAAATGCAAATATTCCTGTCTTGTATGCACAAATCAGGAGAGAATATCTATATGACCTTAAAAAACACCATGGCGAAGTGGAGGACTGTGTGGTTTTTGGTATTGCATCGATTACAGGCCGTCCCATATTGTTTCACGCAATTATGGAAAATGGTGCTATCTTCTATCGTTTACCAATTAGCGCCTTCATCCAAAGAGGCTTTGATGTCAAAAAAGTTCCTAGGACTAGACTTGACGAGTTGGAGCTTTGGAATTGCTTTAGTTATTATCCTGCTATTACTAATTTCGATATTTTAGATGGCCAATCTGGCAAATATATAGATAAAAATAAAGTTTGGCACATAGGATCCTATCTTTTCACAGTTGACTGGGCCCACCCAGAGAGTAATATAGTTGATACGGATCATTCAGAAATACCGCATGAGCATAAGTGTGCTCACATATTAGCCTTGGATGATGGTAACTATGCGGCACAGCCCAATAATAGATTAATCTGGAGCATTCCATCTTTTACTGTAAAAGATGAAATTCCTTTTGACTGGAAAGTACAAACCAGTGAATGGAACGTAGAAGATACCAGTAAATGGAAAACTGAAGATAGTGATAACTATTTTTATAATATAGAGGAAACTAAAGATGAGTGAAGGACCTGAAATTAGATGCAAAGATTGTGACTGCGTTTGTCATTGCGATCTAGAAGAACATTCAAACTGGGGTGGAAAACCAAGTCAGTTTAGTGGCGCATGTCCATGTGGAAAATGTAATCATGAGGAAAAAAAATGAAAATAGACGAAAAAAAAATCTGCAGTACGCATTCCAAAGAAAAAGAAGAATCCGGTACATGTTGTCAGGTCGAAGAAAAAGACAACGCAGAACAACAGACATATGAATATAAACCAAAAACAAGTGGTGAGTTAATTATTGATGACACAAATGATTGTGAGTGGTGTCAGTGAACGATAAACTTATTACCGCTTTACTCGCTATTCTATTAGCGCTCGGAGGATGGTCGCTTCAACGATCTTTTTCTCTTTCACAAGACATGGTCTTAATTAAAACTAAGATTGAGGTAATAGAAAATGAGGTACAGAGCATTAAAAATCTTAAGGGCAAGAAGAAACGCAAGAAAAAAAAGAAACAGTCTAATTAGATGGATGAGATACTTAATAATTTCTTTGATTGTTATTCTTTTTATTGGAGCTTTTGCGTCTCAAGCACAAGCTAAAAACGAATACCTTGGCCAAAACTGGCGTGACTGTTATGCTGGTGATATCACTCCTTACGTAGAATATAGACAAGGCGGAATGGACTACATCGACAGAGGTTCAAGCTCTCATGAAGATCATGAGT